ATACAAAAATAATAGAATAAAAAAAAGGCAGGTAATCAATACCTGCCTTTAATTAATTAGTTGTTATTACTATTAAGCATCAATGTCTATTTGGAAAGGAACTCCAGAAACAGTCTCAATGTTTGCAAATATATCATTTAAGTCAGCTATCAATACAACATCTGAAGACTTAACAAAAATTTCATATAAATATCTGTCATTGTCAAAAACTCCAGATGGGTTGTTAAATCTTGGAACTACGTGCTCAATAACAAACACTTTGTATAAAGCATCTCTATCAACACCAGCTATAACAGCATCAGAACCTTCAATCTCTCTAATTCTTGCAGAATCAGCATTACCTTGATTGTAAGGAGATTGTCTGTATCTTTCAGATAAAATAATCTTTCTTGCTACAGTCTCACCACTTGTTTGTTGCATCTCTCCAGGAGTAGCTGCAGAAACACCACAATCAGAACAAGGATCTCCAGTTTCATCAATTGCAGAAAGAATTAATGATACAGGTTCTTTTTCATAATGATCTCTAGTATCAAAAGAACAATCACCAAATCTAGTATCAACATAAGCCCCTTCTAAAGTAACTTTTGCAACTACTTTATCACCTACAGGATCTGTTGATGCAGTATATCCAGCTTCAAATGCAGCTACAGAAGCAAAAACATCTGTTGTCGGAACACCAGCTGCTTCATATGAAACTTCAATTTCAGCTACTTGTACAAATGGAGCAACAATTGGATCAGCAGTAACTTCTTTGATTGCCTCAACTAAAGCTGATGCAGGATCAATATACTCTTGTCCATCTGCTGTGCAACAGATATTACTAGAATCTGCAGTTGCATAAGCATTATGGTTTAAAAATCTTAATGCAGGAGAACCTTTAACATCAAGTCTTACTAATAAAACTTCACCACATGGTACACAATCAGATCCAACTTCTAAAGATGCAGTAGCATTTGCTCCAGCTTTTACTTCAGTTGAATATAATTTAGTAATGTACTTAGCATTAATCATTTTTGATTTAATACTTTCTGTGTATCCACCATGACCAGGATTGTTTCCAATCTTATCTTGATCTGTGTAAGCACCTTGTGCAATGTAAAATTTTTGAGGGACAGCTGCCGTACCATCTACAGTCAACCAGTCCTCAGTCACTACTGCAATTTCTTGTTGAAGTAAATCAATTGTTTTTTCTCCTGGCACTGCTTCTAAAGCAATTGGAGCAAATGATTTACAAAATGCATGATTAAAATAACTCATTTTTCAAATTTTAAAATATAAATAAATATATACCTACCCCGTGTAAGTATACTATAATATACAAAGTTTTTTATAAACTGCAAACATTAATTTGATCTTTCTGCAGCTTGTTGATTTCTTTGCATCTCTGTGTAATTATCAATATCTCCTGCAAGTATAGAAGCAGTTTCATCAATTAATAATTCTACAATATCATCTTTAAATTCACACTCAACATCAACAGTAGATATTAGACCTGTATATGGATCTAACACACCATTTATTTGAATGTAAACTGGTCTTCTATAATAGGTTAGTAATGGATTAACAATATTAAAAGAGGTGTCTTTATATATACGTACCTCATTATCAATCAAAGTACAGAAAGTTTCACCCCAGTCAAAATCAGGTCTTTTCAATGGATCTCTTAATATAAGATTCACATTTGCTTCTTCAGCTAAATAAACTGTCATTGATCTTGGTTCTGGACAACACTCACTTGTTGCTTCTACACTAACCCTTTTAAATTCTAAGTAATCATTAACAGGAAAGTTAGTTGCTCTAAAAAAAGTATCTTCTACTGTTCCCGTTAATAATAACTCTGTAAGAAGTATTTGTAAATCATCTATTCTTCTCTTAGATGCTTCATCACCTTCTTTATACATATTCCCTCCATGTAAGTTTCTTCTACACCATTCTAACTGAGCTTTATTAAAAGCTTCAATCATTTCCCATGTTTGAATATTATCATAGTCTTCACTATCTAACTTATTAAGTCTTTGCTTAATCTTTATTTGTAGAACGGCATTATTCATAACTTATATATTTAAGAATTCCAGTATGGCTCTAATTTAGCTTGTAAATTATTTAATACTTCTTCATTATCAGGGTTCTTTAAGAAAGCAGACACCTCTTCTGGAATCTTACCTAACTTAACATTGCTATCTAAAGTTTCAATCCATCCACTACCTTTTTTAGTAATAAACTTATAGTACATACAATCTTTAACAATTGCCGTAACTTTAAGGTCTTTCATTGTAAGCTTAGATGCTTGAATAAATTTCTCTGCAGATAACTTCTTACTAGTCTCTGTCCCATCCCCATTAATAAACATATCCATGTTTTCATATAAAACATCAGTAGGAGTAGACTTAGTATATTGTGTGCTATCATAATCTACAATTTTAGCAACATATAAAAGCTTGCTTGTATTCTTGTTATACATATCTTCTAAAGCAACCAATGCTTTATTTCTAAGCTTAGTATATTCTGTTCTTGTAGCAATTGATTCTTCTTCTGAATCTAAATAAAACTTAGGAATTGGGTTCTGTTTTTTTGCATCTTTTAAAGATTTTGCAACTATAGAAAATCCACCAGCCTTAATTGCATACAACTTAATCAAATCATAAGGATCTGTTGCAGGATCTAAAAATACTGGATCATTACCACATCTAATAGAAATCTTAGACCAAAAAGCATCATTATCAGGTTTTAACAAAGTAAGTTTATTCCAAAAGTCTTTGTCTTCTGGATCAACAACATTAGCTGCTAAATCTTTTTCTAATTCAGAAACAACCTTTCTAATCTCTTTTATTTTAATCTCTTTTTCTCCTGGAGATAATTTTTTTACTTCAGGTGCAAATTCATTTAGACCTGTAACATATCTTTTAACTCCGTTCATTTCTAAACAAGCTAAGTTCTCTTCATGCCATACTCCATCATAAAGAGCCATACCATAGTTTTCTAATCCCATGTTTTGTTTGTTAGGATTAAAAAATGGTTTAACAGCAATAGTCTTTGCTTTTCTTTGCTGATACTTTTCTACAATTGTGTAATCTTCCATTTTTGTTTGGTTTTAAATAATTAATAATTAATTGACTCAAATATACATATTTATGTATAATTATTTATTAATATTTCTTTAGCAAGCTAGTTGCCTAGCTTACTAAGGTTTTTGAGTCTTATGCAGGAGGTCCAGCAGGATACCCTTCATCAGTAGCCAATCTAAACATATCATCTGCAACAGGACTTCCTGTTTTTGATAATTCTGCTTCTAATTTATCAGCTTTTTCAGTAAGGTCTTTAATACTTGTCTCAGAATTAGATAAAGACTCTTGAAGCTTGTCAAGTATTTCCTGAATCTTTTTTCCATCTATATCTAACTTTTGTATATCAGATTTTATCTCAGAGATACTTTTATCATCCTTTCTATACGTCTGCCAAATAATAGCAATCTTATTTCTGTTTTCTTTAATGTCTTTTTCAAAATCCTCTGCAGCTTTTTTATCACCTGCCTTTTTAGCTTCAGCAAGACTATCTTCTAACTTTTTAACTAGAACTTGAAGGTCTTTAACTTTGGTTGCAGCCTCATTTGACTCCTCCCTTAAGACATTTAATTTCTCATCATTATCTTTTACTTCAGTCTTAATCTTACTAATAGACTCTTCAGATTCATTGATGTTTACTTCAATTGAAGATCTTAAATCCTTAAGTCTTTCAATACCTTCTCTTGCCTCAAAAATTTCAAATATACCTTTACTTATAGGAATAATAACTCCTGTGCTAAGTATTTCACCATTTAATTTTCTTAACTTAAGAAATAAGTCTCCAGGTTCTGCACCTGCTTTAATTGCTTCAAATGCATCTAAATAAGCAGGCAATGCTAACTTACCTTGAATAGCTAAATTAACCTGATTTACTGTTGCTCTACTTGCCTGTTCACCAGGAGCTGCAACCTGTCTGTTTGATAAACTAATTTTTCTTCCCATGATTTCTATTTATATATAAAAAAAAAAGGAGGGAGATTAATCCCTCCCTTTTTTAGGTTAATGTTTAACTTTAGAATGATCCTCCAGTAACTGGGTTTCTCATTACAATTTTTAAAACTTTAGTTGGATCTTTCACCCATACAGCTGGCATAGTTTGAGTCATATAAACTCTGTAACCATTAAACTGTCCAGTTGAAGCAAATCCTTGAGATCTTCCCATGTAGTCCATAGTACCATTTTGGTAGAACCACTTAAGTTGATTATCCCAAGATAACTTCAATAAGTGAATGTTATCATTTCCTTCTTCAGTTACATCAAAGATAATGAAGCTATAAGAGCTTAATGGTCTTCCATCAATTAATGGATTCTCAATATCATTTGTATGTAAGTTGTCAAATGCTGGGTTAAGTACAAACTTAACGTTAGCTAAGAAAGGAATTGTAAAGCTTGTATAAGCAAATCCAAAATCAAGATCCATTCCTTTACCAGTTACAGCACCAATGTCAGAAGCATTTTGAACTAATCCAGCACCAAATACCTCGTTAGCAATTGCTTTGTTGATTAACTGCATACCACCAATACCTGTTTGAACAACAAGTTGTCTTTGTGGATCTGGCCCTTTAAATTCAACTTTACCTTGGTAGAAGTTGTATAACTCAGATTTAAACATATCCAATGTAAATTGAGATTTGTTATAAATTCTTTTGAATGAGTTATCTAACTGAGACCATAAACCAACAGATAATCTAATATCATCTGGTCCGTCTTGTTTGATTCTACCACCTTTACCCCACATTAAGTAAGTCTCAATATCATTTGCAATCTTGCTTAAGTGAGCTGCTTCCATGTTAGTAATGAAAGTTCTAGATAATCTTCCACTTTCAAATGCATCTCTAGCACCTGATTTACCCATGCTAGCTACTAATTCTTCAATAGAAGAAACAGAAGGATCAGCATCTTGATCAAAGTTTCTCCAGATCTCTGTTACAGGAACAGTACCATCTGAATTCATTCCACCTTTGATCATTAAATCAGCTCTAGAAGAAATTGAATAGTGTACGTGAGCTTCAGCTCCTCCTACATAGTTGTAGAATTCTCTGAATCCAGAACCAGTTTCAATATCAGAGAATCTCTCTCCATATTCACCTCTTGCAGAACCTTTTCTAAAGTACTTAGTTCCAGAAGCTAGATATTTTGCAACGTCTAATTCAGCCCCGTTATCATTGTTCACTAATTGTACAGTGTAGATAAACCCGTCACCAGCTGGAATAATATCATCAGCAGTGATGTAAAGTTCAAGACCATTGTACTTGTCATAAGTAATGATATCACCATGTCCAAAAGCTCTCTTAGAAAGTTTGATTTGGAAAGTTGTACCATCAGCACCTACTGAAGGTTCAGCTGTTAAAGGTGCTACACTAAAAGGTAGATCTTCAGCAATTGGTGTTTGCCATTTGTATTCACCTCTTGCATTGTCTACTAAAATTGTGTTCTTACCACCAAATGAAGCCATTTGATATAAAGGCATTTCAACCTTCTGAGTCATTGCCCATAAGTCTACTGGTCCCATATCCATTGGCTCAGATGATCCTAACATCTGTGTCAAGTGATAAGAATCAACGTGAGAACTAGCTTTGTAGCTTGTATCTCTTAGGAAAATTCCATTGTTTAATACTGGAGTTGCCATGTTTGATTGTTTTGATTGTTAATAATTAATAATTGTTTTCTGTTTATAATAAACCTCTTTAAAATCTCTTAAATATATTGTTACCTCTTGGAATCTTTCTCTTGTTAGATTTTTGAACATCTTTCTCTTTTTGTTCAACTCCTAAAGAGCTTCCTCCACTGTTAACCTGTTCTGTCTTTAACTTCCTTACTGTTTTCTCAACAGATGCTTGAGCACCTTTATCCATGATCTTAGACTTGTATCCTTTAGGATCTGCTAATAACCACAATGCCTCTGCAATTAAAGGATAGTTAGGTTCTACAAATTGATACTTCTCAAGTAGATGTCCTAGTAAATTAGTATTCTTACCACTTACTGATGGATAGTTAGGTTGTACTAATCCGTTATATAACATTGATTGTACTTTCCTGTCTACTTTAATCTCATTCAAAGAACCTTCTTTCAATGTGTTATACACATTTTCCATGTATTGCTTAGATGCTTGCTCTTGTTGCTTTCTCTTCATCTCTTGTTGTTCAAGTTTCTGAGCTACAACTTTCTCTTGCATCTTATCTAATTTAGGTTTAAACTTAGATGCTTGTTGTTCAAGCTTTCCTAAGTCTTTCCAAATTTCAATTTCTTCTGCTATTTCTTCAGATGTACCATACCCCGTTGCTGTAAGGTAATCAACAATAATTCTTTCTTGATCCCTTTCATTTGAAACATCTAAAGTTCTAACCTCTTCAGTAGCTGCTAAAGTTGCAAACAATCCTTTCATGTCTTGTCCACCTTCTGCTACATATCTTGCTGCAATTTGAAGTTCTTCTGGTAAACTCTCAAAGAATTGTTTTGGAGTTTCACTTCTTATTTGTCTAGCTTTCTCTTCAAGGTTAGCTTCAATAAGTTCTGTCCAATCTTTAGCTGTGTAGTCTTCTAAAGACTTATCATCATCAAATGGAACAATCTTATCATCTTTAATTAATTTACTAAAGACATCTGCCATTCCTGTAATAGCTTTTCTACCTCTAGTTTCTTTCTTTTCATCTTCTACTTCTTGATCTTCATCAATTGCTAAATCTTCAAATACTTCATTAGCAGTTTCTTTTGTTTCTTCTTTTGTTTCAGAAGTAGTTTTTACTTCTGTTTCTGCTTCAGGAGTAATTTCTTCTTCTTCTTCTTTTGACTCTTCTGATTTTGTAAAAGAATCATCAAAGGTTTCAGTTGGTTTGTTAAATATGTTACCTTTAGGAGTTGTTGTTTCTTCTGGTAAAGTAACACCTTCAGCAGTTGCTGCTCCATTGAATATTTCATCAAGGTTTACGTCTACTGTTTCTACTTTACTTTCCATTGTTTCTTTTGAATCACTCATTTTTTTGTTGGTTTTAAATGATTAACTTATTGTTTACACATACAATATAGATATTATTTTGTAATTAAACTTAAAATATTTTAATCTATAATTTTCATTTTATGCAGTATATAGCTAACGTACAAATCTTTATTTCCTATTGATCTTTTTTGTTATCTTTTTTAGGTGATTGTACATCATATTTGTTTTTATTCTCTCTAGCTATCTGCAAGTTTTTATCTGCAATATCCCTTTGAGTTGACAACTTCTCTCTTTCTATAGTTAACTTATCTTTATCCATAGAATTTTTTACAGAAGCTTGCTCTCTTTTAAAGTCCATTTGCTCTCTATATTCAGACCTCTTTCTTAAATCATCCATAGAATCTTTAAAATCAGATTGTAAGTTTTGGTTAATGTCTTGCCCAGCTCCATAACCTGCAGATCTAATCTCAGCAACTAAAACATCTTTTTGTCTTTCTTTCTCATTCTCAGCTTGCTCAAACTGTAACTTCATTTGTTCTTCTTGCTGCTTAGCTTGGATTTGCTCTTGCTGCATTTGTTGTTGCTGTTGCATTTCTTGCTGTCTAATCTGCATTTGCTTAGCTTCAGCATCTTTAAGTATATCAGAAACTTCTGCAATACTATCAGCCTTAACAATATTACCAAGGTCATAGATTGATGCACCAGTTGTATTATTAGTAAGAGCTAATTGTTTAAGCTGCTCAAGAATTTGTCTGTGGTTTGTCCTAGTTGTACAGAAGATATTAAAATCTCTTAGTAATAAATCTGTACCATTTATTGTAAAGTTTACTTTTTCAGCCTCTGAAGATATATACTGTAACCTAACACTTGGATTTGAACTATAATAGTACTGTGCTAAGTCTGTTCTCATCTGGTGTACTCTTGGCATTAAGTTATCTGAGTGCTGTGTAAAGTAAGTTTCTGTTTGTGCATATGATTGGTTCAATGCTTGAGTAACTCCTGTTGCAGTTTCTTGTCCAATTGGAGAACCTAATCTCTGAGGATTAATACCAATAGCATCAAAACACTGTTGTTTAAAATAGTTAGCTAACTGAATCCTAGACATCAATCTGTTTGTTTGTTCTAAGTTTAATGTCTGATAATGATTAAAGTTTGTAGCATTCTCAGTGTTTGTAATAGAAGTATCAAGTGGTAACATACTAAAGTCCTTCATTGCTGTCCAAGCTTTAGCATAATTATGTTTACCCCAATCTTCTCCCATTGAGTGTCTTGGTAATGCATTCTGATCAAACATGATTACAGTACCAAGCTCATCTACTAGGATATCTGCTATTTGGTTATTTACCATGTTATATCCTACTTGATATGCCTTCATAAGGTCAACCAGTGATGTAGATCTTGTATTTCTATCAGAGAATACTCTACCTTCTACAGGAAGTTTACACCCATATAGGTTATTATTTCCTTTAAACTGGAATGGTATTCTTCCTGGTTTAGTTCTATTAATACCCAAGTAAATAGGATTAATATTATCAGAAGACATATTTGATCTCCAGAATGCAGGTAAGTTTGGTCCAATCTTAACACCACCCCAAACTTCATTAACCCATATCCAGTCAATATGTTCTCCTTCTACTAAATTCTCTTTCTTTTTATTTTTAAAGATAGATGTATCATAGATTGGTTTGCATGTAACTTTAAAAGTCTCATCAACTATTTCTTGGATAATTTCACCATCCTTCTCAATCTTAGTAAGGTGACCAACTTTTCTTTGAGTTTTCCAGTATGCTGTAGTCACTCTCATTAACTCACCTTCACCCCATAGAGTAACATCATCCCCTTCATTTAGGATAGCACTTATAATATCACCACCTCTTGCAGGATCATCTGACCAGTTACTTACAAACTTTCTATAAGCTAAACCAGGCATTTGTGTATTCCATTCATGAGACCTAGAAGGATCATAATATGCTCCATCATTCTGATACCCATTAACTTGATACAATGCTGATTTAGCTGGATAGATGTCTTGCAGTGAGTGAAGCTGGTTTTCTGTCATTAAATATCCGTATTTATCTACAACATCAGCTACAGTCATTAAGTCTATCTTTCCAGTAAAGTTAGAATCAGATATGTATCTAGTATCAGGAGATTTTTGATAGAATGTTAAAACAGGATTCCATAATTCAACATCATAATCATCCTCTAACATTCTAAAGTGCCAGAATTCTCTATCAGTAATAAGCATATCACGGAATGCTCTTTCCTCTAGTTCTTGCATTTTAAATCTCTCTTCATCTACATTTAACTGATGTGATGCCCACTCCTCTACCATACTTCTATAATCTTTAGAAAAGAAGTCTTCTATTTCAGGAAGTGTTTTAATTTTTTCAGGATTAAGTTCTTGTTGTGCTTCTTCAGATCCTGGGTCCATACCCATCTCTAACATTCTAGCTACCAACTTTGCTTCTGCATCTGCAAGTAAGTTTTCTTCTACTTGAGCTCTTTTAGCTTCAAGCATCTCATTGTATGATAAATCATCTACAGCTCTAAACTGTACTTTAGAATATCTTTTTGAAAACTCTCCTGATAGTACATTAATTACATTTGGAATAATTGGATAGAACTTTAATTCTAAAGCAGATGAATCTTCTTGTGTAAGAACATCCATCATGCCTTTGTATTCATTATCCTCTTCAACAATGTAATCTGTTTTATCAATAATACCTTTGGCTAACTTATAGTTCTTCAAAAGTTTTCTTGCATTCAATCTTAAAAACTCAATACCTTGTAGCTCTAGCCAATCCATGTTCCAGGCTCTCCAGTCATCATCTTTCTTCTTTGATGGAAGAAACTGTATTGGTTGTGTAAGACTTGATGTAGTAGGATACCCTTCTGACTTAGCCCCACTTTTTATTTGCATTGCATTTAATACTCTCATGATATACTCTTATGGCTGTATGAAAATAATACCTGGGGTGTATACTCAAATTCATAAACTGATTCATACATTACTCCTAGCTTCATATCACAATAGGAATAAGTTATTTGATTATAGTTTACTGAACATGTTACGTGATACTCTGGCATTATTTAAAATTTTTAAATCCTGATCTTTTTTGTTTAGTGCTACTTTTAGACATGGAACGGCCCATATTCCTAAAAGGGTTATATTTTAATTTATACAAATTTTCTGAATTTTGCAAGGTTTCTGGTGTTTCAGATTCCCTTCTTTTTGCATACCCTCTGTTGGACTGTTGGAGTTTTGCAAATGCTATCAATGCAGAAAATGCTACAAGTCTATCCACGTTTAAACCAGGATAGTATGCAAGCATTTCTTTTAATAACAACGGATCTGGTATCCTTTCAACCCCAAAAGTTTGGTTTATTATTTCTCCATTCTCATCTAATTCATCATCAATACTTTCTCTGATAAATTCTAATGCATATGAGATGAGGTGACTTTTAAATAAAGTACCTGTGTTTTTCCAACCATATTCTTGATACACAGATTTATTGGATCCTAAATCTTTTAAGAATACAATTTGTTGTTTAGGTACAAGATACTTTTGTTTTCTTCTTCTTATCATATGCTGGATAAATAATGAGATGTTGTTCTCTACTACTGTCCATGCATTGTACCATTCTATAATCTTTTCTAATTGCTCATGTGTTTTATTAATGTCATCATATCTACCACACCAAGCAGCTACAATTTTATCTTTCTCTACAAACTGTTCTAATCCTGCTGAAGTTTCTCTTGTTACCTCAACTGGATTCTTATATACAAAGATACTACACAATGAATCTGATGTTGTTGTTTTACCTTCTGATACGGGGTCAATAGATGCATAGTACATTCCAAACTCTGGATTTTTTACAGGTCTTTCCCATACAACTAAACAACCTGTTTTATCCTGCATCTTTTTATCTACAGGAAATTGAGATATTGGAAGTTTAGTAGTTCTCTTTGCAACTATTCCCTGCTCATCTCTAGTGAGCTCAATATGCTCATATGAGTATTCCTTATCTTCAATCCTTTTAAGTTGCTTAGAAAGGATCCCTTGAGGAAATATGGACTCTTTTCTGTATGCAAACCCTTCTGCAATATTAGTTGGTTTCTGAGATATCCTTAATTGATACTGCTCTGGGTTTAGTTTTGCCTTCCATTCTTCTCTTTCTTTGAATATTGCAGCAAGTGCTTCTTTTACCTTTGAGTTGCCATACTTGTCAATGTATGGTGGCATGGACCATTGCTCTGGTATAAACAAACCTGATAATCCAATTGTCCCATCTTTATCAAGAAGGTTGGTTTCTACTGCATAGATGTCATTATTAGTTGGATTTAGTATCATATCCTTTAATGGTTCACATTGATCTAAATCCCCCACTGATCCTGCTGCAATAAACATACCTGTTGTTAACATTCCTGATGACATTGCAGGACGTAAGTACTCATATGTCTGCATCATCTTTGGAGCAATCCCTGCTTCCTCATGAAAGAAGTAAGTTGTTGGACCCCCTACACCTGTTGTTGCATTCTTCTCAAATGATGCACCTTGTATCTTAGACTTTAATCCTTTATTGGTTTTTTTGTTTCCTACTCTGACCTCAATCTGTTGTTGCCATAGTAAAACTTTTTCAGGATTACTTGGTCTATACCAAGCTGTATGCTCATTAAGAAAGTCTCTATATTCTTCTAAGAACTTCCAAGAACCTTTATCATTAATGTAGTCTTTTAAACTTGCACCAATTTTACAAACAGAACCTTCTTCAAACCAATACTGGTTTATTACTTTACCCATATGATAGTAAGATGAGGCAATCTGTCTTTTCTTAAATATTGCAGAATGTCTGTTGTTTAACTCTGCCAATAACTCATATAATGCCATATGGTACTGTGCATCTCTTACTTTAGCAAAACCATATGCCTTTTCTTCTTTGTCAAATATAGGTAAGAAGTTTAACCACATGTAGTAATCTCTGGCTACATACCATATCTTACCTTCATTCTTGTAGATTACACCATTCCTACATTTATTCTTCTGATCATCCCAATAAGCCATAAAGTCTTTAGACCTAAAAGGTTTATCACAGTAAACTCCTTTAGTGTTAAAGATTCTAGCTTGTTCATTAAATAAATAAGCAGTCTCATCAAAGTCATACTGACCTGGCTCTTTGAATATATCTTTTAAGAAACTGGCAAAGTCCTCATCTGTTTCAAATGAAGACTCTGACCATACCCCTTTTTCATATGTTGGAATTAATCTACCCATATATTATCTCAAGATTGCAAAAATATCCCCTTTATTAATTAAATAGTGCTCTTCATTATTGTGCTCCATCTTTATAATTGATGCACTGTCACTATACTGAACAAAGTCTCCTTCTTTGATATCTGTTACA